GGGGAAGGCTTCGGTGGCGCTGTGGTGGGTCAGGTCCAGATCCGGAACAACCCAGATTTGACCGCCCAAGGCGAGCCAGTTGCGCGAAAAGGCGTAGTCCTCGCCGTACCAGACGCCGCAATGGGCGCCGTGGTTGAACAGGTCCACCGATGGTTTCTCAGTGTCGCCGTAGCAGAGGAAGGGGTACGCCTCCATGAAACGCGCCACGCCTTCCTTGGTGATCTTCATGAAGCCAGCGGGGATGCGATCAGCGGCGATACATCCGTCATCCCGCACGATGGGGCGGCTGTCTGGGCTGTCCACCAGGGCGCCCATGTACTCGACGGCGGGCGTCTTGAAGCGGTAGAGGCCCGCGACGACATCGCCGGGCGCTTGGATGAGCCTCAGAAGGTCTTCCGGGTTCCACGACAGATCGTGGTCGATGAAGATGATGATATCCGCCCGAGCGTCCAGAGCCTTGCGAAGCATCGTCGCGCGGGCTGCTGAGATGTAGGGCGAGCCGATCTCGAAGACGAGCTGATGATCCAGGCCGGCGGCTTCAAGCAGCGGGACCGAAGCCTCCACCGCCGCCAGATAGGCGGGGTGGGGCTCGGTGTAGGTGGGCGTGCAGAGGACGACCTTGATTGCGCCCCCCGCAGCCACTAGGCGGCGCCCTTCCAGATACCGAGAGCGGCCAGGGTGTTAGACACCTCTACCATCCAGGCTTGAAGGGTGGCGCCCACGGTGGCGAGGGACGAGGCCGAGATCAGCGAGGTCGCCTGGACAGACGAAGCGCGCTGGGCGACCGGGGTCACGCCATAGAGGGACACGGTGTCAGTCGTGTTCTTGCCGACCGAAATGCCATCGGTGCGGCGGCCAAGGTATTGGACCATTGCTGGGGTTCCTTATGGAAAGCCGGGGGGCCGTGATGACCCCCCGTAGGTCGGTGGGGTTTAGGCGGTGCCGGAGAGGCGGACGCCACGCTGCGGATCGACGTTCTTCACGCCATACAGCACGTCGAAGCGGTGCAGATGGGTGTCGTTGGTCGAGTCCGACGAGCGCCAGTAGCGCAGGGTGATGCCGGTCTCGGGGTCGGTGGCATAGTCGGCCTCACCGCTGAACGGCATGATCAGCTTGGCGCTGACCAGGGCGATGGCTTCCTTGCGGAAGACCGTGCCGAAGCGGTAGGTGGTCGAGGCCGTGGCGCTTTCGGTGTCGTTGCCCATCCACTGGATCGCCGCGTCATCGTCAGGAGCCGTCGAGGACGTGCCGGCGCAGGCCACGGTCTGGAAGGGGCCAGACGTGATGATGGGCGGGCTGATGGTCAGCGACAGGTCTTGGCTGCCGGCGGTGCCGCTGGCGACCGAAGTTCCTCCCGTGATGACCGTGAACTGCTGGAGATAGGGCAGCCGGATCATGGTCAGCGGGTTGATCGCGTAGACGTTGGCGATGGTGAACACCTCGCCCGCCGTCACGGTCTTGGCGTTGCCGACCGCGTCGATGGTCAGCGTTTGGACCCAGTTGCCGTCCTTCACCGAAGCATAGGTGACGTTCTGGTTGGCGCCGTCGATCAGGGCGTTGCCATCGCGAGAGCCCGTAGTCACCGTGGCCGCGTTCTGGGTCGCGTACCAGTCGATGTTGCCCAGCATAGGAAGCTTGGCGCGCACCAGAGCATCGGTGGCTTCCTTGGTCTGAGCGGCAAGGCCAGAAACGCTGCCCAGCATGGCCCAGGCGTCCGAGGGATGCAGGAAGCCCACGCGGCCATCAGTTTCTACCGCGCCTTCGTCCAGCCGTTGCGGGCCGGCGGTGAGGTCTGCGTAGGTGTTGATGGCCTGACCAGGCGTACCGGCCCAGTTGTAGAACTTCTTGGTCTCGGCGTGGATATCGGAGTCGATCTGGTTGGCGATGACGGACATCGCGCCTTGCATCGTCTTGGACTTCAGCAGCGCGTCAACCGACAGGGTTTCCTCGACGGAGGTGAACTCAACGTCCACGCCCTTCTGCTTGTCCATGGCGATTTCGATTTCGCCTTCGACCACGTCTTGGACTTGGGCGACAGCGCCGTCACGGATGGTGAAGCGGGGCGGACGCTTGGCCCAGGTCTTGTTGCCCTTCTTCTTGAACTCGTCCTTGAACTCGCCGGAGACGAGCTTGGCGGCAACGAGGTTGTTCTTGAGGATCTTCAGCCCGGTGTTGGCATAGATCTTCGGAGTGAGGATAGCGTTGGCCATTTCTGGCGGTCCTTTCAGGAGAAAGGTCAGCCGTTCCCGTAAGCCTTCTCGAACGCTGCGAAGTCGTCCGTATCTGCGGCCACGGTGAACTTGCCGCCGGCGCCACGGCTCATGTGGCCGGGGGGCTCGGGGGCGGTGCTGACAGTTTTGACAGGAGCCGAGGGCGGGCCAGAAAGCCGGGCTTCGGTTTTTGCGATCTCGTAGGCCTGCATGGTGGGCGAGAGGCCCGACAGGCGTTCGAGTTCCGCGCGATTGCTTCCGTAGTGGGCGGCCAGCTTGGGGCCGTTCTCGGAACTGAGGACGATGTCTTGAAGGGCGACCGGCACCTCTTGAAGTGCGCGATAGGCCTTCATGCCATCGGGCTCACCATCGGGGAACGATTGGGCGACGCGGCCCTTGAACGTCTCGATGGTCTTGACGATGGCTTGCCGCTGGTCTTGCTCGCCGAAGCGTTGCTCAAGGGCCTTGCTGACCTTCCAGTCAGTCAGATCCTCGATGAACTGCGGGTCAGTGTCGGGCGTTGCCTTGCGGCTCGGCTTCGGCCTTCGGTTCCGGGGTCGAGGCTTGAAGGGCCTTGGCCTTCCAGAACTCGGCTTCCCGCTCAGCCTCGCGGCGTAGAGCGGTGACTTCTGCGATCCGTTCCTGAGCGGTCTGCTTGGGCTTTGCGGGAGGCTGTTCACCTTCCGCGCCTTCTGCCGGCTGCTCGGTTGCGGCGGGATCATCGCCGGGGGTCTCCTGGGTGGTCTCAGCCTCGACTTGCGGGGCAAGCGAGGTGTCTTCGGGAGCGGCCTCAGCGGCTCCGGTGTCGATGTCGGACATTTGCGCTTTCGCGGGGGTGTTCCGGGCGCACTGATCGAGGGTGGAACAGTCCCTCGGGCGAAGCTCTTAGGCCGCTTGAGGCGGGCCTTGCTGCTGATCGTTGGCCGTCTGCTGCTGTTGCAGCGATGCGGCGAAGGTGTTGACGAAGGCCTGAGCGGCTTGCGGGCCGAACATCTGACCAATGATCTGGACGGACTGGTCGGCGCGGATGCGAAGTTGCGCTTCCACGGCTTCGGCTTCGGCCTTCAGAGCGTCAGCGTCGGCCTTGCGGGCGTCGGCTTCGGCCTTCTTGGTCTCAGCGCCCATCTTCGCCATTTCCATCTGCTGGCCCTGCTGTTGGACCTGCTGCTGTTGAGCGGCGGCCTGTTGAGCCTCCTGCTGCGCCTGCTGTTCCTCCGGGGACATGTCCTCACCTTCCTTGGCGGTGAGCTGCGGAGGCAGGGCCTTCTTCATGCGTTCGGCGATGGCGGTGGCGTTCGGCCAGTCTTGAGCCTCTGCGATCAGATCCCCAGCGACGGCGGCGACTTGCGGCACGGCCTGCACGAAGGTCATCATGCTTTCGGCGGCTTCCACGCGCTTGGTGGTGTAGCTCGGGCCGGTGGAGATGACGATGTCGTACTTGCCCTTGCCCAGGTCGATGGATTCCTTGTCGTTCGGGTCGTTGATCTTCTGAAGCTTGGCGGTCTCGTCCTCACCGATCACCCGAATGGTGCGCGCGGTGTCGTAGACGACGGGGATCAGATCATTGACCACCCGGCCAGCCTCACGGATCGAGGCTTGCAGGTTGTCGTGATACATGAACGTCGCCACGTCGCCCTGACGCTCGCGAGCCATGATGGCCTTGCCGCTGGTCTCGTTCGATTGGGCGCCCAGGCTTGCATCGTGCAGGCCCGTAACGTCCTTCATGTCCTGAGCGTTGAGCGCGGCTTCCTGCACGATGGCCGCCGGGAACGCGGGCGGGTCGAGGCGCTTGGGTTCGTTCGCGCCTTCCCACAGCAACACCGGATCGCCGGACCTGTGGGCGTTGCGGAAGCCTTCGGTCCAGCCTTCCATGTCCGACGACTTCGCCAGCCATTGCGAGCGAGGGGCCAAGGCCAGGAGTTCCGCCGACACCGAGCGCCAGTAGTTCAGCAGGCGTTGGGCGTCCTTGGCAAACCGCACCAAGCCGAAGCGGACGCGCTTGTCGCCCACCCGAACCTCGCGGCCCGTCACCTTGATGCTCGGCAGGCGCGAGATCGGCAGCTCGTAGGGGTCCTCAAGGATCTCGTTGGCGCCCACCAGGTACATGCAGGCTGACTTACGCATGACCTTGCGGACGCGGGGCTTTCCGGCCTCCGTCTTGGCGATGCGGGCCTCGAACTCGGCTTCCTTGCCGGTGATGTCCTGAATGGTCCCGTCGTCCAGCAGGGCGATCTTGCGTTCGGTCTCCTTGATCGTCCAGTATTCGGCGACCCGCACCACGTCTCGGGACACCCAGCCTTGAGCCGCAACCGCGTCGCCAAGCTCGGTGAGCTGCACGCCCGGATAGTGCTTCTCGAAGGCCCGGCGCGGAACCTCGTCAATGACGAAGCAGTACCGAGCATCGGCCCCGGTACGCTCAACGCTCATCGGGTCCCAGATCACCGCAAAGGGATTGGCGAGCGCCCGGATGCGGATGTCCTGGTCGAACACGTCGTTATCGACGTACTCCAGATTCACCCGGAAGTTCCCGAGCCCACACGCGACCTGATCCTCGCCAGCGATGGTGTAGACGCCTTGAGCATCGCTATCGCGCTCGATGGCCCGCACAAGGCCCATGCGGACCTCGGCAATGTCCTTGTCGCCGTCTTCAGCCGGCAGGACGCGGATGGAAGGTCGGTTGATGCGGGTGTCACCGATCACCTGGCCGACGAACTGTGGCAGGCGGTTGATGGTCAGGCAGGGCTTGCCAGCGCGAAGGCGTCCGGCCTTCACCGTCTCGTCCCACTGTTCCCCACTGAGGAACTTCAGATCATCCAGCGCCGCGTCAGTGTTCGGACGGTCGGCGTCGACGCCCTCCTGAAACCGCAGGCGGACCTCGTACATGAAGTCGCCCAGGGATTCGTAAGGCGCGGGGTAGCGCTTACCTTTTGCCATGCTCTACCCCATCCATGCGGTTTCGCCCTGCTGGCGAGGTGTTCGTTTGGCGTCGCGCTTCACTTGCGGTTCTTCGTAGGCGATGCACATGAGGCCGAAGGCGTCGGCGGGGTCGGAAGCCCAATCGTGCAGAGGGCCAAGGCCGACGTTGCGCTTGTCGTCTCGGCGCTCGTGATAGGCGGCAAGGGCCTTCAGGCCGGAGCGGGTCGATTCCTCATCGAACCTGACGCGCGGGAACATGCGGCGAGCCGCTTCCACCCGCTGCATCGCAGCGCCCTTGCCTTGGTTCGGGACTATATCGACCTCGAAACCGGCGGCCTGAAGCTGCTCCTGCGCCGATCCTGGCGCGATGACCGTGACGTTCGCCCCATCGTGGGGAAGGACACACAGAGCCTTGCCGTGGCCGCGTGAGTGCAGTTCGTTGATGTAGTAGGACAGCTCCTGCCCCCGGCCTTCGATGTAGTCGATGACGCGGATCTCTCGCCCGACGAACTGAGCAACCCAGATCGCGGTCGCGTCGCGCCGGCCAAGGTCCCAGAAGGTCCGGCGGCGCAGGATTGGGTCAGCCGGGACAGGCTCAATGCGCCCTTCCGTCCTGGCCTCGGAAAGCTGCTTGGCGAAGTAGGCGCCCTCTAGCGCGGTGACGTAAGTCCCATCCCACACATGCGCGGCCATCGAAGGGTCGCGCAGGAAGTCGTGCTCCATCTCAGCTTGGAGCGGGCTATCCTTGAACCACGGGTTATCTCGCCAGGAGACTTCCTTGACGCAGCTATTCGGTGGAGGCCCAGCCTCACCCCGGAACAGTTGGTCAATCGGGTCGTGGTCGAACTCGGGGTTCCACGTCCAGATCATCCGAGAGCCGGGCTTCCGCATCGTCGGACGCACCAGGCGGATGGAGCGTTTGGAGAAGCGGTTGGCTTCCTCGCCCCAGAAGATGTCCGCACCCTCTAGCGACTTGATCGCGTCGGGGTTACGCCACATGCCCTTGTAGACGAACTTGGTCCCGTTCTTGCCTCGGGTTTCGTCCTTCAGCGCCTCGAAGTGGTCTTCAAGGCCATAGTCGCTGATCTTGTCCTCGATGAGCTGCTTGACGCTGTCCTTCAGGCTCTCTTGAATCTCACGGGCGCAGACGATGCGGAGTGGGGTTTGCGCGGCCTGGATGACAAGAGCGCCGCCAACCGAGTGTGACTTGGCCCCGCCGCGTCCACCGAAGTAGGCGTAATCGCGGTACTGAGGGTCGAACAGGTCTCGGAAGGCGCGAGGGATTGTCGCGTTAGACAAACGTCACCGTCAGGGCCGTCTTAATCGGCGCGTCGTCCTCGTCACCGCCGACGTGGGCCAGCTTGTCGCCGTACTTCTTGGGCGCCAGCTTCGAGGCCTGCCACTTGATCGTGTCGATCTTCAGCCGGGCGACCTGAACGTCTTCAACCGTGGCGGCCTCAGCGATCTCCCACGCCTGCTCGAACTTGGTGTCAGCCTGAACCGTTCTCGCGTGCGCGTATTGCTCCCGAAAGGCGAGCTGCCAATCCTCGCTTCCCGCAAGCCACCGATGAACCGTCGTGTCGCTTGGAAGCCAGCCCGCTTCCTGATCGGAGCAAATGGCCCTCAGGCTCTCTCCCTTGGAGAGGCGTTCGCAAATCTCGTTGGCGATCTCAGGCGTGAAGTCGCTGGGTCTCCCCATGTTCGCTACCTGTCAGGCTTGGTGGTCTCGCCCCCGCGATCAGACGCGAGGGTTACAAACGCTTTGTGTGTCGTGGCGTTGTCGGGGGCGAAGGGGGCTTGGCCGGAGCGCGTTTGGCGCAACATCGGCCTCTAGTGATTTGTTACCCCCTACGGCTTAGGCTGTCAAGCTGTTGCGACCCTGCGGCGGATTGGCACAACATCGTGTGTTAGAGGGACGCCTTCCGCTTCCCCAAAAGCTCCCTGAGGCGGTCCGCAGCCGCTTTGTAGAGCCACAATCCTTTTAGCTGGAACATGGCCTCCAACTTTTGGATGATCTCGTCGTCTGAAAGGTCCCCCATCAGACGGACCACACGTCGCCCTCGATGCTGGTGTGAGCGAATGCCGGGCGCTCGGCGTTGGCCTTCTCGACCAGGGCGCGAACCGTAACCATCGCGCCTTCCCAGGCGTCGGTTCCGAAGGTCTCGGCGTTAACGGCGGCGCGGGCGGCGGTCAGAGCGGCTTGGGTGGTGGGGCTGGTCATTGTCTCGTCTCCGGTTGGGTGGGGCGTGTCGCCCTGTTGAGATCAATATGCGCCAACACCAGGATATGTGCAAGCATCTACTTCACCCTCCCCCGAATTTAATTCGCGAACTTAATTCGCCCTCCCCTCAATATGTGCTTGCATCTACTCCGCTCCCTGTTATGTTGGATCAACGCCGCAGGGCAGAGACAAACCGGAGAGACCCAGATGATCACGATGACCGAAGCCACCCACGGCCCCGCCTTCCAAACGGTTTCGCGCGGCGTCAGCTACTACCTTCGCACCGACGGCATTGGCCGCCTGGAACTGTCGAGCAAGCGCCTTGCGATGGCGACCATCGGTCAAGTCCGCCACTTCCGCGACCTCGGCGAAGTCGAGCAGTCCATCAAGGCTTTCCGGGGTCTGTCGGCGCTGGTGGAGTTGGCCCATTGAACTCCGACGCCGCGCGCCGCGCCTCCCGCAAATATCACGCCTCGCGGGAGGCTGCCGGCCTGAAAAAGTTGACGCTCTGGCTATCCCCTGAGGCCCGCGCCGTGCTTGACGAGAAGAAGGCCGAGTATGGGTCGAAGGATGCTGCGGCAGATGCGGCGATCCGCAAGCTCTAAGCCACCCTCATCCGCATCACTGGCCGCGCGTCGCCCTCCATCACCCGACGCAGGTTCTCCAGGGCGCTGACGACGACCTGCGACTGCCGGATCGGCTGGGTGATCCCCGTGACCTTCATCACGATGCCCCGCCACACCATGGCCCGGTCTTCCTCCACCACGGCCACCATGAAGGCCTCGATCAGCTCGCGGTCCATCGGGCCGACGTGGGCGAGGATTTTGGCTACGTCCTTGCCGGCCTTGATCATCCGGTCTGTCACAAGCTCCACACACCCCGTCCCGCCGTCTACGAAGCCCGCTGAGGCCCCTTGAGAGCCTGCAAGGCCCTTCCACATCGCCCAGTGCTCGACAAGCTCCTGGGCGGCGCTGAACTGGTTCTGATTGATCGCCTTGCTTTCCAGCAGGATCTTGAACACCGACGAGCGATAGGCCCCCAGGATGCGTCCGTTGCGGTTGTCGATGGTGACTGTGGCGCCCATGGTCTTGAGGCGGGTGATCTCGGCGTCACGGTCTCGGCGTTCTGCGGCCTGGCGCATGATCTCCATCGGGTCGGATGGTTTGCGATTGCGGTTGCGCTTGGTCATCACCCCTCCTCCGTCTCGGGTTGGGAGGCTTTGAGCATGGCGGCGTAGACCTCTTTGCCGGTCGCGAGGTCGGGGAAGTTTTCGAGGACGTCCAGCATCGCCTCTGTCGGCTCTCTCGGAACCACCACGTACTTGGCCTTGAGGGCGTCAACCGCATCCATGCCACGTTCGATCAAGGCGATTGCCGTCGCTGTTCGCGGGGTCAGCTCGTATCCAGCATCATGGATGGCTTGGAGGGCGGCTTGGGCGGCCCATTCATGCGCGTATGGCCCATCCGGAGACGCTTCAATCGCCTCGGCTATCTTGGTCTTGAGGTCTTGGGTCATTGGGGTTCCTTTGGCCTAAATTCATGAGGCATTGTCGGACTGTTCTCTTCGGTTCATCAGTTCGCGCATCATGGGGGTTAGGCGGCCTTGTCCAGAACGGTCAGACCAAGCTTTGACAGGACTGCCCTCGCCTCTCGGATTAGCTTCTGGCCTGCGTAACGGCTCGCCGGGATAAGCGCCCGCTCTGGCATGTCCTGCCACCCGCAATGGTCTAGGTAGCTCCGACACCAGTCGTCCCCAAGCTGGGCCTCGAAAGCTTGGCGGACTTCCTTTGGTCCTAAAAAATCATTCTTCGCCTCACTAAGGTTAGAAGCGCTATTAGGCGCTTCCACCTTAGTGCTGGCTGATGGCTTCTGGGGTTTATCCCTACCCTTAACCTGTGGCTTAACCCCTGGCGGATTTGGCTTGTTATTCCAAAGGTTTGGATTGCCGCCCAACTTGCCGTTTTTCTTGGCCTCCGCAGATGCCTTCGCATCCTTGATCAGCCGGCGGCTGTAGATCCGTCCGAGCCTGTCGCGGGAGAACACGCCGTTTCGCTCTAGGTCCACCAGCAGGGATTCCGCCTCCGTCTCCGATGCCCCGGTCAAGCGAGCGAGGTCGGTAACGCTGAGAGGAAGACCCGCGACAGCGACGTAGCCAATCGGGTCGTGTTGTGCCGCGATGCAGAGCATGCGCATCCAGAGGCCTTGGGCCGCCAGAGAGCAGAGCGCGAGAGCCTTGTCAGACTCCCAATCGCTCCAGAAGAACTTGGTCCAAATCGTCCCGCTCATAGACCCATCGCCTTGGCTAGGTCTGGGCGCCACTCGGCCAGGGTCTTACTGCCCTTGCTGAGGTTGCAGAGCGCGCAGGAGGTAACGAGATTTTCAATCTCATGGCCGCCGCCGCGAGCAACGGGGTGAACGTGGTCGCAGTGAAGGTCTCGGCCTGAACCGCAGTAGACGCAGCCGTAGCGGTCGCGCTCGAACACGGCGTCACGAAGATCAATCCAGTCTGACGGCATCTCCCGGCTGGATCGCGTGGCGCGGGTTGCGGCTCCATCTTGGTCAGCGGAGAACGGGCCGGGAGGATCGGTCACAACCGCGTCCACCTTGCCCAACGTCGGCAGGATCTCGCGGCAATCACCTAAATGGAGCGTCGCATCCCCGATGATTTCCGTTCTCATCTCGCACCCGAGGGGTTGCGCGAAACAGAATCCGGGGGCAGTTTGCCGATTGGCGGTGTCATATGGCCTCTTCCACAGGTCGTCTGATGCTATGGGCGGGAGAGGCCTTGAACACCTCCCCGCTCGCCTTTGAATCTGCTCCGATTTCCCCGTCACAGCAAGGCTTTACGGCCCATGCGACGTGTCGCCCCACACCAATATCTGGGGACGGCTGATAGACCTTTCCCTCATACCGCAGCACGGAAAGCGCCTGGCCTACGATGGCCTCTTTCTCCCCGAGAACAGATGACAGGCTCATGGTGGAGAGAGGGCGAAGGGACAGCTCGGAAAGGATGCGTTCACCGATTGCAGGCTGGTCGCGATCCACGTTGATGAAGCGCACAGGAGCGGCCCTGAAGTCGTAGCGCATGGGGGCGTTTCCGGGGGCGCTCTGAGGGGCGACGGCGCGGGACTTGCGGGGGGCCTTCTCCGCCTTAGGCTGGGGGCCTGGAGGACGGCGAGGAATGCCAAACGCTCGCAATGCTCGACCGATGCTGACCCGGCTGACGCCAATGGCCGCGCCGATCTCTTCCTGCGTCCTGCCCGCCTCATACATGCGGGTGATCTGGGCGATGTTCTCGGGAGAGCGGGTGACGTAGACCGACTGATAGCTCACAGGGACGCCCCCGCCGCTTCCAGCCGCGCCCCGTAGGCCCTGGCGTGATACTTGGTGTTCTTCGCAGTCTTGCCGAGCGCGCGGGCCGCTTGCTCCCAACTGGCGCCCTGACGCTTCATCAGCCACGACGCTTCCTGACGTGCTGGCGAAAGCGTCGTGGTCTTGTTCGGACCCAGGATGTCAGACACCGTTACGCCGTGGATCTCCGCGACAATCGCCACGATCTCCGCCAGCTTAGGGCTCGGGATTTGGGCGACCCGTTGCGCAGCCATCGGAGACGGCGGGGGCAGATCGGCAGGGCGACGCGGAGATGGGCGCCGGCGGCCAGACTTGGCGATGATGCCGGTCTCTGGGTCGCGGTGATTGGTGCAGTAGGACCCACGGCACGGCTCGCCGCAGATCATCGTATCGTTTCCGATACCGCCAACCGCATAGCAGCACTCGTCAAAGTCTCGGTCTTGCCAACGCTTAGGGGTCATGCGGCGTCCTTTCGGCCCAAGGCATTCCATCGGGCGATGTCGGTTTGCGTTGATCGGTCGTGGCCGGAGAACTTGGCTTCGCCGAGAGCGACGCCGTAGACCCATCGAAGGGTGGCGCTGGCTTGGGCGCGCTCGACGGCTTCACGCTTCGTTTCCGGTGTGCAGGTCCGACGCAGGCTGTTGTGGATCGACTGGCGGTGACATCCCCAGACGTGCGCAAGGCCGCCCACGGTGCAGCCAGTGGCGCGGAGGATCACCCTCCAAGCCTGCCGGTTCGCCAGCTTCACGGCGACGCGCAGGTTCATGCCGTACATGTCGGTCAGGCTGACCTTGTAGCGTCGGGCCATGCGCTCAGCGACGCGCTGGACGAGGCGACGATCAGGGCGGGAGGCGCGGGGAGTAAAGGTTTCCATGGTCAGACCTCCGTGATCTCAAAGCCCATGACGGCCTTGAAAAGCTTGTTCTTGATGCGGTAAACTGGGTCTTTCCGGGTAATCGCGGACTTCACGTCTTCCAGCACATAGGTTCCGACGTGCTGGTCTCCCGGTTTCGGATTGATGATGTAGGAAAAGTCACCAAC